CAGAACGAACACTTACATTAGCAGATGCTCATTTAGTATTCACCTACAGCCGAGGCAAAGCTATATTTGCAGGAACATTAACTGGTGATCATGTATATACATTACCTGATGCTGACATGACATTCCTACAAGCTTCTACCCAGGCTCAGATGGAAACAGCAACTGATCTGACGTCTTCTGTGACACCTGGCAGAATGAAGAACAGTCCAGGTGTGGCTAAGATGTGGGCATGTGTGTCTGTATCTGGAGGCACCCCGTCACTAGATGGCAGCTACAACGTAGCAAGCATCACCGACACATCAGCAGGGAACGTCACGGTAACATTCACCACTGCTTTCTCTTCTGCTATATACTGTGCAATTGCAAGTGCTGTGAATGCAGGAGCAGCCGACACATATGCAACAGTTAAGACTGGACAAGCAGTTGGCAGTTTGATTGTTAGAACATCAACAGGATCAACGGGAGCAGACACAGATAATGTCAATCTCGTGGTTGCAGCATTCGGAGACTTTGCATAATGACACAAATATTATGAAAAGGACGTGATGGCTCGGTAGCTATTATGACGCTAACCGAAGGAGCAGACAAAGAATTTGCCATTAAGAATTTTAAAGACAGCCATCCTGACATGTATATTGATCATTTTGAATTCGATGGTCAACTACCCCATCGAGAGTTTCGAGACGCTTGGACACACAGCGGAAATAGCATTAAGGTTGATCCTGTTAAAGCACAAGCGATACATCTGGGCAGAATACGTTCTAAACGAGATGCTGCTTTGCAACAGTTAGACATCGAACAATTGCGTTATATGTCAGATTCTGCTAAACTGAAAGAGTTAGAAGATAAGAAACATATGCTCAGGGAACTCCCTGATCATATCACCACTTTGGAGTGGCCGGAAATTTTGGAGAAGAAATAATGAGCTTAGTGGGAATATTAATACTTATATTAATTTTAATACTATTGGGAGTGCTTTAAAATGAGAGGAGATAAGAAATGATATTATTAATAGTTGCAATTGCAGTTATAGTTGGAGGGTTGTTTTACCTTCTTAAGAAAAAGGGATTGTCCTTAACTCAAGCTGAACAACAGATTGTGTCTGGGATAGTTAGTAAAGAACAGGCGGCATTGAATTTATTTACTGTAGGAAAAGAAGACGTGCTAGCTGAATATAACCGTCTGAAATTACGAGTGAAGAATGCAATTGGATTACAAGCTAAATTACCGATGCCCAATGCAGCACCTGCCATAGTATCGCCCGCTGTTCCTATTCCTATGTCAGCTCCCGTTCCGGTGGCTGCGCCCCAACTTGTTGAGGATACTCCTCTTCCTGTTCCCATTTTGCCTCCCATCGTTTAAACCAAATATAAACCCCCGTTAAGGGTTTTTTTTATACTCCCTGCCACTACCATACTACCCACTAGTCGATCGTGTCACCACGGGCTTCTGAGGAGGTCGTTTTCCTGCAAAACACAGTTAAAATACAATGAGGTTCCTCTACAGAGGTTTTCATACTCCATTGCACCAATTCTCCTCCCTCTATTGCTTTAAAGCTATCTGCTAATGCTTTCATATAAGTTCCAAATGTTTCTGCTGTCATGTCTCTTGGCATTCTAGCCGTCTTTGTATATGTTATTAATTTCATTTTATGCTCCCAACCATAGATAATGTATTTCTAATCAGATTAATACCTCGTTGGAATAAACCCGGTTTATTCTCAAACGTTTTCTCTTCCGCAGGAAGAACAGCAGGAACAATTGGCTCTGCGGAATTAGTGTGAGGTATGTATTGCCAGACATTAATAGACGCTCCTTTGGTATACATTGGATATCCTGAGCTACTCACAGGGAACAACAGTGCTCTGCCGTTCTCACCATACTTTCCATATGCCAGTAAATTAGCTTCCTTAATACGTCTTCCAATAATCTCTGGAGGTTTTCTAAACATTAGCAGAGCATTATATAATTCTTTCGGTGAGGCATCTTGGTTCACTAGTTTAATGATGGTTGCTTTTGGCACCCAGCCAACACCTACATTATAACACCAGCTCACCAGAGCATCAAATTGATATTGGTCTATTGGTCTGGCTAGTGCTTTGTTGATGGCATCCTCATATTTAACAATGCTGCGACTGAATAGATCAAATGCCTCTTGTATAGTGATCGTCTTGGACAGTGGCCATGCAGATAAATCCGCAATCTCTGACCTGGTTGCTCCAATGCCTATTGTCCAGACACCAACAGAGTCTTTATATTTAGATAGTGCTATTCCTTCGTGACCAACGATCTCAACCTTACCCTCGTTGCTAGTCCTCATCATTCAGTCTCCTAGTGATTCTTTAATTGCTTCTATTTCTATTCTAATTATCTTCAACTCACTATTAATATCAAACAAGCAGTTAATAATATTAGAAAGGTCCTCTTGATCTTCTCTCTTAGACTGCCACTTCTGTAACATCTTTGCTTGTTCTTCTCTTTGCTTATCATAGTGTGCCATGTTATTCTCCTTCATTACATTATCAAATACTTTGGACCATCCAGGATACAAGGCCCTACCTAATGCTCCTCGTTTTATATTAGCCATACCGCCTCCGCAAATAATTTAATGATACAAACATAGGGTCTGCTTGTCCCTCGTGTACATCGTGTAAAACCACAACACCGCGCCAATGAGCATTACCTTGATACCCTTTGTATTCTTCATCATGCTGGTAGAACGCCCCTGCTACGATTCCAATTGTCTGTTTACCCAGCGGTGTGAAGTAAGTTGCATGGTCCAGCGTCTGCTTGTGACCCACACAGAAGCTGTGCTGCACCTTACCTAGTTTGTTCAATGCCGTACCACTGTAAGGTTTACCAGTCATTGGATTGGACAGATAATGTACATACATTATTCCGTCTATGACCACAGGGTTTAAATAGTCGTGCACTTCCCAGTCCTGATAGGGCAGATCATCATAGGATAACATTCCCTCCAGTTCTGCCTGAGCTTCCACAGCTCGTTCTATTCGTTGCTCATGGTTCCCTAATGTCAACACAAGACGTGGCTTGTACTGTGTATGCTTTAACTTTCTCATGTGTGCGTTATGTTTGCGCAGAGGTCCTAAAAGAATGTCCATAGCAACCTTAGCTGCCTCGATATCTTTCTTGTACCGTCTGCCTTCGAATGATTTCTTACCCTTGTCATATGAGCTCAGACTGGGCATGTCTGCGAAGTCGCCTATACATATCACAACATCAGGGCGCTTGTCTACTATGAATTTACCTAGCCAATCAAGATGGTCCAATGGGACACCCTCTTTGGCCTGAACATCGGCTATAAATAAATGTTTAGTCATGCGTAATCTCCGGCTACCCAATCATACTCGTCCAATATCTCTTCTGCTATATGGGGCCATTTGGTTGCTGCTCGTAACCAAAAATGTTTCAATACCCAATGTTGGTATATTTGTAACAGTCTCACGACCCCTATCTTCCTCATCACCTTACCAACCGGCCAGTCAATGTACATTCTAAACCATTTAGGCCATTGGTAATAAGCGTATCCTGGGTAGAAGATGTGATATATGAAATCGTACTCTGCAAAGTAAGCACACGTTGTGCTAACACGCAGCGTTCCATACTTCTCTTTCACCCACAGTCCCAGTCGAGCATATCGTCTGCAGTTGTCCTGTAAGTAATAGCGGGCATCATCCAGCCCCTTCCAGTCCATGTCAGTGTCTCCCCATAAATGATATGGACACATTCTAACATTTGAACTGCTCATTATTCGGCCTCAAAATAATACTTTGAGCACATCACTAATGATTCTTCAGTTTCTATAATGTTGAGCTCTACTTCATGCCGCAACTTTTCAAGTTCGTCTACAAGATAATATTCTTCTAAATTACATATAGCTAATATTAAATTGTTTTTACCTGTTTTTAATTGATCTAATTTATGTTTAGTCATACTCATCTAATATCTCCTGTCATTCTGCCTCAATATATTTATCAACCGTCTCTGGTGCAAAACTGACGGCTAAAAGAAACCGTCTGAATTCTTGCATCACTTCATCAATACCACTTCCTTCATACACTTTATAAGAAATCTCGGCCAGTTCATTACCCTGGAGATCTCTACTTGTGTATTTAAATTCCATTACGTTTCTCATTTTATCGGCCTCAAATTATCTTTAGCGGATAATTTTAATACCTCGCTCTTGGCTTTCTCAGCTCCTAGCAGAGCCAAATCTAGTTCTGCATGAATCACTAGGTCAAGTTTCTTTATAAGATCACCCTGACTGTTTAAATATTTTCGACTTCTAAT